GTCGCGACCGGCAAAGCGCGGAGAACCTCGCCGGGGGATGCGGCGTGCAGCATCACCGAATCAGCGAGGATGACGTGCTCCGGCTCTGCGAGGCTCGGAGGGATTGTCCGAAGATTGTTCACACGTGACCGCCTCCGACGAACTCCTCACTACCCTGCGACTTCCGCAGCCCGACCGCTCGCCGATTTACGAGTGGGCGCGGAAGCACATTATTTTGCCCGAGAGCTACGCAACGCCGGGGCCGTTCAACGTCCGCATTTCGCCGTGGCTGATTCCGATCTTCGACGCGTTGCAAAACCCGCTGGTGCGCCGCGTTCACTTCCGCAAGGCCGTGCAAATCGGCGGCACGCTCGTCGCGGACATCTGGGTGCCGTGGCTGATTTGCAACGACGCCGGGCCAATCTCGTGGACGATGCAGACCGACGAAATGATTGACCGGCACGCAAAGTCACGGCTCAACCCGATCTTCGAGAGCTGCAAGCCAGTGGCGGCGATGCTTCCGCGAGTCGGACCGCACCGGACGACTACCGAGATTTATTTCGGCGGATTCTTCTTTTTGCTCAACCCGGCGAACCTTTCGAGCCAGCAGTCGCAGTCCATCCGCTACAAAATAAATGACGAAATTTGGCTTCCGAAGTGGCAGGAGGTTTACGGTCACGCCGTCGCCCGCGTCTCGCGCTTCGAGGAGGTCGGGCGCTCGAAGATTTACAACACGAGCCAAGCGCCGATCATGGACCTGGAGACCGGCAACGTGGAGGACACGAGCTTCCGCCAAGGCACTCAGCAGGAGTGGAGCACCGAGTGTCCGGCGTGCCACAAGGTTCACCCGCTCGCGTTCGCGCTGGACAAGAACGAAGAAACCGGACTGCGAGGCGGCGTGGTCTGGGATGCCGCGGCGCGGCGCGATGACGAGACGTGGGACGTTGCGCGAGCCGTCGAGTCATGCCGCTTTCGTTGCCCACATTGCGGCCACGAGTCACCGGACACCGACACGACTCGGACCGGCTGGAAGCGGGCCGGGCGGTTCGTTTCGCTGAACCCGGCGGCGCCGGCGGAGATTCAGAGCTTCCGCGTCGAGTCGCTCGTCAGCCGGCCGATGCGGCTACTCGTCGAAGAATTCTGCGAGGCGGACAACCATTTCGTGCGTCAGGGTGACGACAAAATGAAGATCGAGTTTCGCACGAAGCGCGAGGCGCGGCCGTGGATTGTCGAGAAGAAGGTGGTCAATTTGTTCGTGCAGGCGTCCGATTACAGCGTCGCTCAGTTCAGCAACGGCGAGGCGATTGACGGCGAGGTGATTCGCTTCATGGCAATAGACCGCCAGCAGGACCACTGGTGGGTCGAGATCGGCGCTTTCAGCTCGGCGACCGGTCCGACCTACCGGCAGCTCTATTTCGGGCGCGTCGAGACGCGGGACCAACTGCGACAGATTCAGCACCGCTACAAGGTGCAGGACTCATGCGTTGCCCAAGATCGCGGCTACCGGCCGGCCGACGTTGATCGGGATTGCGCGGACTTCGGCTGGCGCGGGATGCGCGGACACGCTCGCAAGACGTGGACGATGCGCGACGAGGGCAGCGACAAGCTCATCAACTTCCCGTTCAGCGAACCACGAGTGAGCGACTACCGAGGCGGCGATGTGTTTTATTACGATTGGTCCGGCGACTATTTCAAGGACCTGCTCGCGAACGCGCTGGAAGCCAAGGGCGATTTGAAATGGCTTTTGCCGAAGGACGTGAATCCGCTCTACCTCGAACACCTCAAAGGCGAGTCGAAGGTCGAGATTCGCACCGGCGTCTGGGAGTGGCGTGAGGTGAAGAGCAACGCGCCGAATCACGGTCTCGACACCTCGGCGATGCTGCTTTGCATGGCCACGATTGCGAACGTGATTCGCTACGCGCCGCCCAAGGACTAGTCAGGTTTGACGTTTCGAGCCTTGGTATGCTCGACAACCCATTTCTCGGACTGGACACCGCGACGCTGACGGCGCTCAAGACCAAGACCATTGACGCGATTCAGGCGGTGCTGCTCAACCAGAGTTACAGCCTGAACGGGAAGAGCGTGAGCCGAGCAGACCTGAACGCGCTCAACAACATGCTTGGCAACTTGCAGGACGCATTGACCGACGCGGCCGGATCGTCAACGGATACGACATTCGTCAGCTTCACCGGCAACTAATCACATGAGCACCGATTTCTTCGACGCGTCAAAACTGGTCACAAGTAAACCGTGGATTGATCGTGCGCTGGAAAACATCGCGCCGACATGGGCGTTGCGTCGCCTCGAAGCTCGCGTGCAGAAGTCACTTTTTGAATACAACGCGGCGCGGACAAATCGGATGTATTCGCCGAAACAATACACGCAGCCGGCCGAGAGTTCGCAGAATCAGCGCGACCGGGTGGTGATGATGTATGAGGCGCGGGACTTGGTAGACAATTTTCCCGAGGCTCGGGAAATCTCGCGAAAGTTCGGGCTTTACCTCACGCCGCATGAATACTCGCCGACGACCGGCGACCGCGATTACAACCAGATCGTCTCGGACTATTTCCACGCGTGGTGCAAAAACTGCGACGTCACGAACCGGCACAGCTTCAAGAAGCTCGTGCAGCTCGCGGCCGAAGAACGTCCGATTGACGGTGACTGCGGATTCGTCATCCGGCGCAGCGGCGAGGGTTTGAAACTGCAACTTGTGCCAGCGACGCGCATCGGCAACCCGAACGAGACGGCCGTCGCCTCGAACAATTACTTTCAAGGGATTATTACGAACGACTTCGGCCAGCCGGTCGCTTACCGCATTTTCCGAGTCACGCGTGACGGCGTTTATTTCGGAGCCGAGGACATCCCTGCGAATCAGTTTTGCCACTACTTCGACCCGTTCCGCGTGGACCAATATCGGGGCGTCACCGACCTGCACAGCGCGATTCAGACGGCGCGGATGCTGCACGAAATCTTGCAGGCCGAAAAGGCCGGCGTGCGCTTTTCTTCGCAGCAGGCGGCGCTGATCTTCAACGACCGAGGCGTCGCGAACCCGCGCAACCTTTTCCAGCCGAATCCCACGATGGGATTGCCGAGCGGTCAGACGCAAAAGAACGAGCTGACCGAAGTCGGCATGATTCGATATTTCCAGAACTCGGACCGCGTGGAAGTCATGCCGTCGCGTCCATCGCAGGCGTTCACCGGATTCGTGCAGCACCTTATGCACGAGATCGCGCTGGGCGTCGGCGTTCCTGAGGGCGTGCTGTTCGGCACGCAGGACTACAAAGGGCCGAGCGTCCGCGCAGAATTCGCGGCGGCTGATCGAGTGTTCACGAACAAGCAGGGCGTGCTCACCGACAAGGTTCTCGATCCGATCAAAGACGCCGTCATCCTCGACGCCATCGCACGCGGCGAGATCGCACCGCCTCCGCTGCTCGCGGGCGAGACAATGGTTCAGGCTCTGCGCCGGGCGACCAAGGGCGAGTGGCGCTTTCCGGCGAAGCTCAGCATCGATGTCGGCCGCGAGAGCGCCGCGAACATGAACGAAAATCGGCAAGGCGCGAAGTCGCTTCAAGAGATCGCAGCCGAGGAAGGCACGGACGCTTTCTCGCGGCTGGAGCAAATCGCAATCGAAGCGGGCTTCGTGAAGGAACTCGCGGTGAAATACGGCGTGCCGGAGACGGCGATTCGCCTTACCACGACCTCGCTCCCGAGCACGCCAGCGGCCGCAGCCGCAGCGGGCGACGCGGTGGGCGCAAGCGCAGCCGAGGCGCAGGCGGCGAGCGTCGCAGCGGCGCCGGCCGCAATCGAGCCGGTCGAGCAGATCCAGAACGACTCAAATCTCGTCACGATCAACTTCGCCGACGGCTCCTATATTCCGACCGACGCGATGGCGGACAACGCACGGCGCGCACTTGAGATCCGCGAGAAGAAACCGATGTCACAGCGCGGCATGACGAGCGTCGGAATCGCCCGGGCGCGTGATTTGATCAACAAGCGGCCGATGTCCGAGGACACCGTTCGCCGGATGAAAGCATTTTTTGACCGGCACGAAATCGACAAGCAGGGCGAGACGTGGGACGAGCAAGGCAAGGGATACCAAGCGTGGTATGGCTGGGGGGGAGACGAGGGCTATGCGTGGTCCACGGCCATCGTCGAGCGGCTGAACAAGCAGGCGGAGAAAAAAGACCTCTCGGTTGCGGCCGCAGAAGTGCAGCATCAGTTCGCACGCAACACGCCACTCGCAGCCGAGGACTGGCTGGACGCGGTGCAGAAATACCGGGCGAAGCAGATGAACACGATTCAAGAGACGAAGCAGAGCGTCACCGGTGACCAGAGCATCATCGAGCTGAGCAAACCGAAGCGCAAAAAATAATTCCCATGATCCACACCCAGACCGAAATCGATAATCTTGTTGAGTTGGCCATCATCCAGCGCGCCGAGCTGAAGAAGCTCGTTGATTCTCTGCCGCAGTTGCGCGATCACCTTTCGTCGGAGATCGAGCGCAACCTCGAAGAGATCGAGCCGGCGATCCGCAGCGAGCTGGAGCAGCTCGTTATCGCCCGCGCACAGGACGCGCACGCGCAATCCAGCGCGGCTCTAACGGCGAAGGTTGACGAACTCGGGAAGGCTCTGGAAGTCACGACGGCGGCGCGCTACTCGGTGCTTATGGCCGAGCGCGAGCAGAACGCGACCTTGTTGGCGCAGGCCGAGGCACGGATCGCAGAAGCGGCGTCGGCTTTGCCAAGCGCAGTGAAGAGCATCGTCACCGACGAGCTCTCGCGCTTTCCGCGTGCCGGCGAGATCGATCAACTGCGGAAGGAATTTGCCGAGCCGAAGGGACTGAACCCACGCGGTAAGTGGTCGCCCGACGAGAGCTATCAGCGCCTCGACCTCGTGACGTTCAACGGCGATTCATTCGTGTCGAATATCGACGGCAACCGCGAGCGGCCGAGCCGCAGCGCGGCGGACTGGACGCTGAACGCGGCACGCGGAAACAGTGGAGGCGGCGGCGGAGTGACTTCGATCACCGACCTTTTGCCGATCCCAAGCAGCGGGCAAATCCTCGGCAGTGAAGGGCCGAACTACGTTCCCAAGAACCTCGTCGCCGGCGCGAATATCACGATCACCGAGACGCCGACTCAAATCACGATTATTGGCACCGAGGGACAGATCGAGCTTACGGACGGGACCGAGGCGGCGCCGTCGCTGTTCTTCGTCAGCGACACTAACACCGGCATGTATCGCCCGGCCGCAGACACGGTCGGAATCGTCGGTGGCGGTCACGACATCCTGCGCCTGACCGACGTGGCGAGCGCGACGGATTACATTGAGATTAAGAACGGGACAGGCGTCGGCAACCCGCTGCACGTTCTGGCCGAGGGCGCGAGCGCGAACATCGGCGTGCATTTGCAGCCGAAGGGCAGCGGACTTTTCACGATCAGCGACGGCACGGATTTCAACAAGGGAATCCGCTTCCGCAGTTCGTCCAGCGCAGCAAGCGCGGTGACTTTGATTGACGCCGTTTCGACAGCTGGCCGCGTCGTCACTCTTCCCGACGCGACCGACACTCTGGTCGGACGTGCGACCACGGACACGCTAAGCAACAAGACCATGATTGCTCCGGCGCTGGGGACGCCGACCGCACTCGTCGGCACGAACATCACCGGCACCGCAGCAGGCCTGACCGCGGGCAACGTGACCACAAACGCGAACCTAACCGGCGACGTGACGAGCGTCGGCAACGCGACGAGCATCGCGGCGGGCGTCATCGTTGACGCGGACATCAACGCAAGCGCAGCCATCGCAGACACAAAGCTCTCGACGATCAGCACGGCGGGCAAAGTCAGCAACTCGGCAACGACTGCGACCTCGTCAAACACCGCCTCGGCAATCGTCGCACGCGACGCCAGCGGCAACTTCACCGCCGGCACGATCACAGCGAATCTTACCGGCAACGTCAGCGGATCTTCCGGCAGCACGACCGGCAACGCGGCCACGGCTACGGCGTTGGCTACCGGGCGCACGATTTCTATCACTGGCGATCTCGCCTATACCTCGCCGACCTTCGACGGCACCGGCAACGTCACGGCGGCGGGCACGCTTGCGACCGTTGCGACGCCGGGCTCAACCGGCAGCTCAACCGCGATTCCAATCGTCACGATCAACGCCAAAGGCCTGACGACTTCAATCACGACGGCTGCGGTCATTGCGCCGGCCGGAACGCTCTCGGGCAACACGCTCGCAGCCGGCGTCACCGCCTCGTCGCTGACCTCGCTCGGCACGATTGCGAGCCTCACCGCGACGGCCGGCACCGTTGCCAACGCTCCGAGCGGTTCAACCGACATCGCGAACAAGCTTTACGTGGACACCGTCGCGCAAGGACTCGACGCAAAAGCTTCATGCGTCGCAGCCACGACGGCGGACATTACGCTGAGCGGAGCGCAGACAATCGACGGCGTGAGCGTCGTCGCAGGCAATCGCGTGCTGGTCAAAAATCAGAGCCTTTCGCAGAACAACGGGCTTTATCTCTGCGCCTCGGGATCGTGGACACGCACGACCGACGCGAACACGTGGGACGCTCTGACCTCGGCTTTCACGTTTATCGAGCAGGGCACCTTAAACGGCGACTGCGGTTTCGTCTGCACGGCCAACGCCGGCGGCACGCTCGGCACAACCGCTTTGCCGTGGTCGCAGTTCTCGGGCGCAGGCACGTTTACCGCCGGCACCGGGCTGACGCTCACCGGCTCGGTCTTTTCGCTTACCTCGCCGGTCGCGGTCGCGAACGGCGGCACCGGGCTGACGAGTCTCGGCTCTGGCGTTGCGACGTTCCTCGGGACGCCGTCGTCGGCGAATCTTGCGGCGGCCGTCAGCGACGAAACGGGATCGGGCGCGCTGGTGTTCGCGACCTCTCCAACGTTGGTCACTCCAGCTCTGGGCACTCCATCGGCTCTGGTGGGCACAAACATCACGGGAACGGCTTCGGGACTGACGGCGGGCAATGTCACGACCAATGCGAACCTCACCGGGGCAATTACGTCGGTCGGAAACGCCACGTCGCTTGGTTCGTTTACCTCGGCCAATCTCGCCTCTGCGCTCACCGATGAAACAGGCAGCGGCGCAAACGTGTTCGCTACCTCTCCAACCCTCGTCACACCAATCCTCGGCACGCCTCAGAGCGGCACGCTAACGAGCTGCACGGGCCTGCCCATCAGCACGGGCGTCTCGGGTCTCGGCACGGGCATCGCTACGGCTCTGGCGGTTAATACTGGCAGCGCAGGTGCTCCGGTGCTGTTCAACGGTGCGCTGGGCACACCTAGCTCGGGCACGGTCACGAACCTGACGGGCACGGCGTCAATCAACATCAACGGAACCGTGGGAGCCACGACGCCGAGCACGGGCGCGTTTACGACGTTGAGCGCGACGGGACAGGTCAACATTACTGGAGGCACGCTTTCCCAATTACAATCTCAAGCAGGTAGCGTATATTTTGAGCAAGTAAATACCAACACCGGAGCGGGT